GTTGGTTGCAGGAAGAAGGTTTGGTAAATCATACCTTTCCTGTATTGAATTGCTCAGAGGAGCTATCAATCGACCTGGCGAGGTATATTTCTATTGTGCTCCTACTTATAGGATGGCAAAGGATATTGCGTGGAAGGAGTTAAAGAGGTTAACACCGAAAGTATGGATTAAAAGTAAGAATGAGACAGATTTAAGGCTGGAATTGATAAATGGATCAACTATTGAGTTAAAGGGAACTGAAAATGCGATGGCATTAAGAGGTAGAAGTTTAGCTGGTGTTGTTTTAGATGAAGCAGCGTTTATGGACCGAGATGTATGGGCTGAAGTTATTAGACCTGCATTAGCAGATAAGCAGGGGTGGGCTTTGTTTATTAGTACTCCTGATGGTACTGCCAGTTGGTTTTATGATATGTGGTGTTACTGTGGCGAACAGGATTGGGAAGATTGGAAAAGGTGGAGTTTTACTACGATTGAAGGGGGTAATGTAAAGAAAGAAGAAGTTGAAGCAGCTAGAGCTCAGTTAGATGCAAGAACTTTTAGACAAGAATTTGAGGCAAGTTTTGAAAATCTTACTGGTTTAGTTGCTGTTAGCTTTGCTGATGACAATATTGATAAAGAAGTGCAAGACCTACATATGCTGCCATTGTTGTTGGGTTTAGATTTTAACGTTGATCCTATGGCAGGGATTTGTGCTGTGAAGCATAACGATATGCTTTATGTGTTTGATGAGATTATGTTGACGGGTGGAGCTACAACTTGGGATTTTGCTGAAGAGGTTACTAGAAGGTATGGAGTAGATAGAAGAATTATTGCCTGTCCTGACCCAACGGGTAGTGCAAGAAAAACAAGTGGAGTCGGTGCTACTGACCATAATATCCTTAGACGCAGTGGATTTACTGTTATGAGTCCTAAATCACCCTGGAAAATTAGAGATAAGATTACTGCTGTAAATACTGCTTTATATGATGCGAATGGAGATCGAAGAACTTTAATACATCCACGTTGTAAAGAATTAATAAAATCGCTTAGAACTTTAACTTATGCACCGAATACTGGTTTGCCTAATAAAAATTTAGGGGTTGACCATGCGTTTGATGCTTTTGGTTATCTTTGTCTACAACAATTCAACCTTGCAAAACCAGAGACATTAGGCCAAACTTC